TGCTGGGTTTTCGGCTCCGCCCTTCTTCGCAGATTTTTCAACTGCTTTGAAGCCCATGTATTTTTCACTTAGTGTTTGCTCAACAGTCTTAACGCCTTCGAGGATGCTGCCTTTGGCTTCAACACTTTCGTAGATACGTTGTGCTGTTTGTTTAGCAGTTTCGGGCTCAGGCTTCAAAGCTTCCAGCTTCGACATGATGTTGTAAATGTTGTTATGGTCGCTCATTTTTTATCCTCTTGGCTTACGGTATACGTAGTTTTGTGTTGTACCAATAGCACTTTTTTCACCCATTGGTACGTCGTTTGTTGTTTTTGCATAGCTGCTTTGTTTGTCACCGCCAACGGTAGTGTCAGTACCAGCAACTTCAAATGCTTTGGTTAGGCTATGCTTGCTCAATTCTTTTAACAAGCTGTCAACACGTTTTTGACCAGCAACATCGCCTTGATCTGGTGCAGCAAGTTCTGGGTTCTCAATAATAGGACCGCCATCACCTTGTGCATCAATAGTTTCTTGAACTAGATCTTCCTGTGTTGCTTGATTTAGTGTGTAAACACAAACTTGATTAGCAGGAACCCTAGCACGGTTGATAACTAGCTGACGTACTTGTTCAGCAATAGTTGGATAGTTTAGCGCAACATCAATGTGATGTACTTCACATGCACCTAACTTACCAAAGTCTCTGTGTTCTTGGATTGGTAAACGCTTGGGAGCAGTCATTGTTTCTACTTCGTAAGTGTCCAATGCGTTTTTAATTGCTTCGATTAGATCTTTGCTGCATTCGCAGTTTGCTAAACGAATACGGAATTCATACAACTTGTGCGAGTTGTAAAAATAATTCTGAAATGTTTGTGTAACAGCCATGTTAATATATCCTATTACTATATTTATAAAAGTTTATTTGTTTTGGCTTTTAGACTGGGCTAAAATTTGTTTTAATAGCTCATTACGATCCAAAACCATGCCTTTACCCTCTACTGGTTCTTCCTCATCAGCAACTCCAGATTTAGTATCTTTGGCAATTTGATGATCCAATCTGGCCTTTTGTAGCTGCAAGCTGATCATGCGCAACTTCTTATCCATTTTGGCAGTTTTAGCAGTAATGGCATGTCCCAGCATAGTGCCCGCTGTCTGCATGATGACACCAGCAAAGCGTGGGTCAATGTTCATACCGAGATCCATTAGGTCTTCGGCTTTTTCTTTTGCCAACTGTGCCAGTTCATCCAGCTCTGCGTCGCTGGCTTCCAAGTCTCGTACTGTGGGCAACGCTGCATCAATACGTGTAATGGCACTGTCTACCTCAGTAATGATGGCTTCATTTTCTTTGAAGAAGGTTTTGGCTTCTGCTGGTGTGGGCTCATCCTCTGCCATTGGTGGCAAGTTGAGCAGTTGTTCCAATTGTTTAGTCATACCGTATTTATTTGGTACGGCCCTGATGGAAAAGTTCAGCTTCTGTTATGATACGGAAGTAAAGTCCGTTGGCTTTGCAGTATGCGGCGGCTGCTTGCCACTTGAATTGATTCAATATGGCTGCTGCTTGGGCACGTTTACTATTGCCCGCTGCTTCAAGTGTGGTTTCTTTGCTGGGTTTGATTTCCCAAACCTCTGCATGTTGCTTGTTGTTAGCATCCATGTAGAGTACAAAGAAGTCTGGTACATAAATGGTCTGCTTGTTGGTAAAAGGATTCTTGTAGTTGATGTGAATGCTTTCACTGGCCCATTTGAGTATAGCAGGATTGGTGTCAAGCATACGCATGGCAACATGCTCCCAGCTACTGCGATAGTGCGGGGTATTTTTGCCTACATATTTTTCAGGGTTGACTAATTGATAAAATCCATTAGCATACTTGCTCATGGTAATATTGCTCGAGTAATGTATTTGTTTTGTTTAGGACTGTTATTAACACCCACGAGGCTTGTGCCCACACGGTTTAGATTTAAAAACATAGCAAGATACAGATTCAGTTCACCTGGTTTCATTGATTGAAACTGTTGTACTATACTCATAGGGTCTACACCTTGCGACATGGCGGTATAGATCACAGTACTGGCCAAGACTGCTGCGCTTTGGGCATTGCCTGTTACTTGTTGAAAGTATGCAACCACTGCATCATTTTGATTTGATGATATGGTGTTGGGTGTGATAAAGTAATTGTTAAAATACTTACCCGCAGAAGTGTTTTTATTCTGCGATATGTCTACAATGGATGTATTGACAGAATTGCTCATTGTGTAACTCCTGGCGGTAATGGATTACTGTAGGGAGTTATGTTGGCAATGTTTTCACCATTGCTTTGTATTACGGCTGCTGCTGCTTTATTACCAGCAGGTGCTGCTTGTGCATCAGGCTGTATAGCCGAATAGTATACACTCAGTGTGCTCAGACCCGCAACACCTTGGCTGTTTGTGCCGCCGCTAGGTGTTCTTGGGCCGTTATTTGTATAGATAACATTGAACTTCATATTATTCCGCCGATTGAATCTTACTGTTTGTTCCGTTACCAGTACTGCCCAACTTAGGCAAACTCAAACGGTTCAATGTATTTGTATCGCCTTGCAGTATACCCAAGCCAATGTTTTTAAGTTCAGCGCCCGCTAGACCCAATACGTTTTGACCTTTAATGTTGTTGAATGCACGTAAGCCCGTAATGCCTGCTTGCAGTACATTTAATCCTGATGGGCCAACAGTATTGCCATTGGCATCTGTTGTAGGTGCCAAACTTTGACTAATACCCTGTGCTGCACTCAACAAGCCGCCTGGACCTAACAAGCTGGTAGTACCGCCACCCTGTGGTGTTAACGGACTAGGTGTTTTATCATAGGTCAATGTACTAAAGCCTGCTGGTTCGCCGCCAGTAAGCACACTACCGTAATTGTACAACACAGACTCATAGCCAATGGTCATGCTGTGTTCCAAAAATTCGTTTTGTCCCTGTTGATGCTGACCGTGTTGGAAGTTAGTAATTGTAGGGTTGATTAAGAAATACTCTGTAAAACGTTTTTGATGCAGACTATAAATTCTAATGCCATTTAGTATACGTGCAGATGCACCGTTAGAACTATACTTGGCTGGTTGATAACCCCAATGTTCTGTTTGTTGTTGATTATACTTGGTGGGCTGTTCATACATGGGTACAGGATAATCAGTATCTCTGTAGTAATGGCTCATGTAGTCATACCAAAAATCTCTTACAATGTCAGCACTGTCATCGTGGAATGTAATAGTAACTGGATCGTATTTGAGTTTGTTTTGTACAATGTTGGGTCGATTGTACGCATTCATGGTCTTGGTTTCAAGGGTATACTTGGGTAGCTGTACGCTCTTTACCAGTAGTCCCAGGGAAAGTGCATCCAAGTTTTTCATTCTAGTCAGTGTTGGATCAATGTCAAATTTGACATGAAACAAATAACTGCTTTTAGGGATTAGATCATAGCCATTAGCCGTGAAAATTTGATTGGCATGTCGCCAATCTCTTAGGCTAGGACCAGTACCTATGCCATGAAGGACATCATCAATTACGCTCATATAACTATTTATGCCACAAAAAAACCCGCCTGAGCGGGTTCTTTGTTATTTTTACTTGGATTAACCAGTAATTGTTGCGCCAATTTTTGATGCAATTGTTGCACCAAAGCCAACACCAGCAGTTTGACCGCCAGCTGGAAGTTGTTCAGCGTTATCAAAGCGAATGTTCAACGCAACGGTTTGAGGATCATTGCTGTTGTAATTTAATTCACCGTAGTCCACGCTGCTCAAGAAGCAACCATATAGTGCCCAAGATTCAAGTACACCAGGTGTACTTGCACCATTGCCGCCGTCTAGGATGTCAATTTGAAGTGTGAACTTGTAATCAATACCCGAAGCTGCACTGGCTTGTTCTTGGAAGTCGAATTGCTTCTGAATTTGTTCGCCAACCAACTTGCTAACATTACCGCTTGCGTCGTCACGTAGTGTAACACTAGTTTCTTCCCAAGCTGGTTTACCAGCAAAGTAAACTTTACTGTTGTAGATGTCAACTGGAACTGGATCAAATTTAACGCTAGGACGTTTCGCATCCATAACCTGTTTGGTCAATTCAATTACATTGTTGGTGCTTACGCCGAAGTTTACAAAACTTAGACGGAAGCGATATTTTAGTTTTGGCATCAACAGACCCTGGCTGGTCGCTGATGCGCCACCTGCTAGGGGTACTGTAAAGTTTGTTAAGGATGCTACTGCCATTTTAATTATTCTCCTATATGTTTATTTATGCCAAAATTACTTGCTTCCAAGTGATGCAATATCACCTGGGTTAAACAAGCGAATTGGGATGTAAATAAACTCAACATCTTTAGTTGGCTCGATAGCAACGTCTGCATACAATTGATTGTTTGCAATACGATCTGGTGTGTTGTTTGTAGTATCGCAAACTACCAAGTAGTCATAGATACCGCGTTTAGCAACTAGATCGTTAAGCGCACGATTCAATACTGATGCAAATTGGTCACGTGTAATCTTGTCGTTTGGTTCAAACAAGAATGCGTTACCTGCACTTGCAAAGATTGTGCGGATATAGTTGACCAAACGTGCAACGTTAACACGGTCCATGCTTTCTGTGTTAGGATCACGAGTTTTCTGACCCCATACAACTAGGCCAATGCCTGGGATGATTGTAATTGGGTTAATACGCAATTGATACAATGCATCACGTAGTGCTTGGTTAACACCTGTACGTACAAACTCGCCTGTAGTATGATCAACGTAACCAAGATCAGTTGCGTTGCTTACTAGACCACGACGTGTACCAGCTGGAGCAAACCATTGGTAAGCAACGTTGTCGTTGTACAAGTATGTGCGTAGTGCCATATGACTTGCAGGAACCATAATCTCGTTACCACTTAGGTCAGTACTTAGACCGCCTGGATAGTAAACTGCTAGGTATGGATCATTTGTTGCAAGACCGTCACCGTTAGTGTCGTTACTCCAGTTAGTTAATCCAACTACGTTAGTGCTCAATCCCATTGGTGTGTCACCAATAACGAATGCTGTATTAGCACGGTCATTGTTCAACGATACCATGTCAGGAATCAATTCTGGATAACCAGGAGCACAGATCAAGCTGAACTTGAACTGATCTTCACGGATTTCAGTGTTAGCATCCAATGCTGATTTCATTGCTGCTACAACGATTTGACGTTGTGCATAGTGACCAGCGTATGGGCTACCGTCATCTTTAAGACCGCTTGCTGTTACCCAAGTGCTAGTTTGCAATGGGGCCCAGTATGTTGGACTACCAGATGGTGTGTGGTTTGTGTTGCTTCCCAACAAGGAAACATAAATTGTTGTTCCCGACAATACAAATGCACCTTGTGCATAAGTTGTACCACTGTTGTATGCTGGAACGTTGTCTGCTGATGTGTTGAAGTAGTTAGTTACATACTTCTTAACATTGTAGCCACTACGACGTGTGTTAAACAACAACATACCACGTGGGTATAGTTGTGGGTTAGGAGCATCTAAGTCTAAGTAGTTGCTTTGTGCCATTGTGATTGGCAATACTTCTGTTCCGCTTGCAGGATCAGTTGTACCTGTTGTGTCCCAACGTGCATCAGCAAACAAAATACCGTTTGTGGTAATTTGGTCTGTGTTGTCAATTGCTATCCAGTTTGTACCGTTGTAACGGCTTAGAGCTGGCCAGTGTTCTAGATCACTTGTGTTTAACCACAAATCACCTGCTGCCAATGTAGTGCCGTCAGTTTGTGTAGTAGGTTTAGCTGCTGCTACGATAACACCCGATGGATCCAATGTTCCGTAGGTCAAGCTGTAACCACGTACATCAGTAACACCAGTTTGATAGCCAACCCATGCTGTACCTGTGTTGATCATGATGTCAACTACAGTTGGATCACCATAGTACCATAGTGTTCCGTTAGCTGGGTCTGCAACTGGTTGAGTAGCACCAATTATATAAGTTTCGTTAGCAAAGCCAGTTACAACAACTGTTGTTCCTGTCAATGTCACGTTTGTTACTCCGGAAACAAAACCTGCTGATGATAGAGGGTTGTTTACTGTTGGAGTCATAACAATTTGACCACCAGCACTGTGTGTAATGCTGATTGCACCGCTTGCTGTAACTGTAGCACTAACGTAAGGAACGTTAGCACGACTTACTGCTGCAACAAAGTCAGCTGCTGTTGCACCTGTGATTGATACTGTAGCAGTATTGGTCGATGTTGTACCAGGAGCGGTTGCAGTCAATGTAAATGCGCTAGGGTTAGTAAATGTTGGGATAGTGTTGTTACCTGTAGCTGTTACTGCACCGTTGACTGTACGTACTTTAGCTCTCCATCCTGCATAACCAAATTTAGTTGTACTTGTTTGGTTAGGATCTTGGTGCATGAAAATTGTGCCCATTGCAATGTTTACACCGCCGCCGCTTGGATCCAGTGCATTCAAAGCGTATACTTCGCTTGGATAGCTATTTACTGCCAATGAATTCCAAATAGCTGTTGTAGCATTGTATTCTTTCAATACAAAATTAGAACCGCCGCCTGTTGCGCCAGTTTTTAACCATACGCTACCGCTAGGAGCAGGAGTTGCATCGCTAGTAGTCCAGTATGGAACTGTAGCAAAGTTGCCATAACCGTTGGTATTACTACCTGGTTGAGAACCTGCTGCTTGTAGCAATGGTGTGTAGTAGGTACCTGCTGTAACACCAACTGATGTCAATGCAGAGCTACCTCCTGGGTTAGAAATGATAATAGTACCGTTACCGTTGGTTGTACCATCGCTATAAATTGTCAAGTAACCGTTAACTACGTCAGCAGTTACGCCAGAAATAGTTGCGTTGTTAATAGCAGTGGCTACGTTTGACATTGAGTTTGTTGAATAGCACTGAACTCTTACGGTGGAGCTGTTTACAACCATGAACACGTTACCAGTTGTTGGTAATGATAGTGCTGAGTTGTTTACTGTACCAGTAACTGCTGGGTTGCTGTTGTGCCAGTTTTGTGTACCAACCAATACCCATTGATTGTACAATGAGTTGCTGCTGCTTACTGAAGCACCTGCTTTGTACCACAAACGAATATTACCGTCGGCTTGGTTAACAACTGCATATTCGCCAATAGTACCTACACTAGATAGTGGGGAAAATACTGGATATGCGTTGCTGCCACTAAGACCTGCTGGTACTGTGGTGCTAACTGTTTGGCTAGCACTTGTGATGACCATGGGTTGTTGTTCGTTAAATGTTTGTGTGCTTGCGCTCCACTCGTAGATACCCCATGTTGTATCTGCTGTGTCAAACCAAACAGTACCGTCTGCCACTGGTTGTGTAGGACGAACGCTGGTGCTTTGTAGTGAGTTTAGGTCGATGTCTGCACGTACTGCATACAATTGGTTATTAATACCCAATGCGCTGTACGCTGCCATTAGACCATATTCGTTTAGTTCGTTACCGTGTAATGGTGTGCCAGCACTACTTTGTTGGAACACTGGATAACCCATTGCTGTGCTCAATTCACGTTGGCTACCAAACACTTGCAACATACCTGCGTTTGCTTTTGTTGTTCCTGTAGCGAGTGAACCGTTGATTGTTTTGTCTTGTGCGGTTGCTAGTAATACAAGTGGAACTGTTCCCACTGCGTTGCTGATATATTGACTTTCATCAGTGACTGTAATACTTAAACCTGGTGATACTAATGCCATAGTAGACTTTCCTTTAACTATATGAATATTTATTAACAAGTCAGTTTTTTGGGTGTCTACAGAACCCTTTGCAAAGGTTAGTTGCTAAATACAATATGGAAAGAAAAGTTTGTCCTGTATGCAATCAACGACCTGTAGCCGTCAACTACAAAGACAAGCATGGACACACACATTATAGAAGCGTATGTGATGTTTGTGCTCGTGCAGGTAAAAAGGACAAAAAAGTACCTGCTTGGTATAAAGCAGGCTATAGAAAAACCGCACAATGTGAGAAGTGCGGATTTAAGTTCAAGTACTTAGAACAAAGTGCTGTGTTCTATTTGGATGGCAATTTAAAGAACAACAATCACTTTAATCTTAAGACTGTGTGTCTAAACTGTGTTCAAGAGGTGCATCGATCAAAACTTCCTTGGCGGAAGAGTCAACTTGTACCAGATTTTTGAGCTGTTGATACAAACTATCAATGCTGCCGTTGTTGATAATGATCTTATCAAATTGTGTACCTGCCCAACTGTATTCACTGGCATGAATGCCGTTTAGTCTCAGCCACTCACGTGCTTTGTTGTCACCTGCGTTTGCTTTACTAGCAATCTCATACCAATGCGGAGTTGGACCACGCTGTACCCAAACAATCTTGCCACCCTGTGCTCGTATAGCTGCAATCTCGTTGGGGAATCTGCAATCGCTAATAACAATACTGTCTTGACTAGTGCGTAGTTTGTTTTCCAAGCTGGCAATCCACATGTCATCATGGAATCCTTGACGACAAACTTCTGTGCCCCAATACTGTAGCACCCAGCGTGGGGTAAGTTCAGGCATGTTCAAGCGTTCACTCCACCACAGATCCAACTGCTCTCGCCATTCACGGGCTTGTTTAGTACGGCCTTCCAGCATTTCTCTGTCCCAACCAAATACTGCTGCCACTGCATCTTTGAGCGTTCCCGCAAAACTTTCTCTACGAAATTCATGAAAGTTAACCAAATAGTCTGCTGCTGTGTCTTTGCCTGCACCAATAAAACCGCAAATGCCTATAATCATAAAAAATGCTCCTATTACAGAGCATTTTAACTTAGTTGTAACAGTGAAGTCAAGTTAGATGTCTATTATTTTTTGTATGTTTGGTGTTCTTGATGCTCGTGCTGGGTAGACTGTTTTTAGAATGAATACCAATTGGTCAGAACTAATTCTTCTCATGCCCAAGCTGATCTCGCTAGTCCAATCGTAAACCCAAAACTGTTGTCCCACTTCAACTTTTTCAAGTTTGTTAGCTATCTTAGATAAACGTCTTAGAGTATAATCAACTCCTCTAGGATAAACTCCTCGAGTTTTGGCACGATCTAGCGCATGGTCATCAACCCGCACTTCAATTGGTCCTATGTGTAAGGTACCTACTGTTGCCTCGGTGATGATTTCATTGACCAACATTAACCGGTTACCCAAGTTAGTGGCATAGAACCTTCAACGTAGGTTTTCAAGTCTTCCTCTAGTTTGAGCATTTCGTCTTTAGCTTCCGCTTTGAGAGCCTCGCCGTTGAGCGTTGTGCCGCCTTGTGGACCAGCAATTTGACCAAACTTGCTACGTGCTTCACCCAGTATCATTTTACAGAAAGCATAAGCGTATTCTTGAATCCAGGGATAAGCACTAGCATCTCCAAAGATCATGCTATCTGGTTTTTTGTTATCTATCCAAAGTAGTACCGATTCAAACGGGTTTTGTGTTCCACCACCGCCACCTGTTGATCCGCCGTATCCGTAGGGCATTTTGCGCACAATGGTCAGCTTCTTAGTGGCCTTGTTGAAGGTGTAGTTCATAAACCCACCAAACATTTTCATTGACAATTTTTGATAGTCAACGAACAATTCGTAGTTAGTAAGTCCACCAACACGTCCCGCTGTCAACATATAAGTGTTCAAGTAGCCGCTAGCAAATGGTTCAAACTGGCTTGCTGTTGTACCTGTCACACTTCCGATACCACGACGGAATACTGCTCTAACGTTTTCGATTTCTTTGGGCAGTATGTATTCTTGAGTCTCGGGCAACAAGTCCAAAAACGCATAACTTTCCTCAACGCTGTTAGAAGCACGTTGACGGTACTTGATTAGAGCCTGTGTGATGCCCATGTTATAGTGTTCATGCTCAAGTTCAACGTCAACGATACCATCAGCTAGGCGCATACGTATATAGTCGATGATGTTTGCACGTTGTAAATCACTAGACGGTAAAGCCGTTGGATCAAAAGCTATAGGGCCTGCACCGGTACCTGTTGTTGGATTGTAAAGACTACTGGTGGGCAAGCTGCCGAAGCTGCTTAAATTCCCTACTGTAGATTGACTATTTGGAATGCTATACTGTTGAGTCATGAAAATGCCCTATTAATAGTGTATTTATTAATAGGGCATTAAAGGTTATTCTGTACGCAACAACACAATGTCTGTGCTGATACGACCGTTGAGCTTGCTTTCTGTAGCTTTGATGTCTTCTAAGAATTTTCTGAGTTGAATCTTACCTGCTTTGGCAAATTCTTTGAGTTTTTCTTCGGGCTTGCGTAGGGTCTTGCTTACACTTTTATCTGTATCAAATCCCTCAATGCTGGTGCCCTTGATTGAAAGCTGCTTGTATGC